ACGCCGGTGGAAGCGGCGGTTGTCGTAGCCACGCTAGGCCAAAATGACGACGCGGATAAGGTTGTGGCCGTAAACGTGATTAACCCCGGGCGGGGCTATGTCGGACAGCCGACCATTAGCATCGAAACCCCGGAAGCCGGGGAAGTTGCGCGAGCCACCGCCACCATACGGGTGCCGCCCAAGGGTCCTCATGCAGTCTGGCATACAAACCGATTGATGGTGGCTTCTGGCGAGACACTCTATGTCTCGGACTTTTTTACGCCCGGCTACTTTGCCGCGAACAACTCCCTGCGCGTGGGCGGCGACGGCCACCCCATTACCGGCCTCAAGGCGTGGGACAATTTTAACCTTCTTGTTTTCAAAGGATTGACAACTTGGCTGGTTACAACTGACCCGCTGTTACCTGTGGGGCAATGGCCGGTGGAAAGAATCAGCAGCAGCGTAGGTTGTTCGGCTTCGCGGACAGCGGTGCAGGTGGGCGCGGATGTCTGGTGGCTGTCAGGACAGGGCGTTGTTTCGGTTCGCCGCATGGCGCAAGAAACGCAGCGCGAGATTTCCAGTTCTATTTCCTTGCCGGTTGCAGATGTGGTGCGCCGCATTAACTGGTCTGCCGCCGAAACAGCGAGTGCCGTTTACTTTGACAACAAAGTTCTGTTTGCTTTGCCGCTGGACAACGCCACAACGCCGAATGCGTTGCTTGTCTATGACACGCTGGCGCAAATTTGGTTGGATGAGTGGACGGGCCTCGCAGCCGCAGATATGGAAGTAGTTGTCTCCGTTAATGGCCCCGAGTTGCTTCTGCTTGTGAACGGGCGGGTCGTTCGCTACAACGACGCCCGGTTGGTGGACGACGCCCCAGATGTGGTAGACACGCTAACCAACCTTATTCCTTCTGGGGCGCAGTTCATCAACAATGTTTACACGCTAACCGGGTTGCGGGCTGGGGCGCGTTATCGTTGGGTTCAACCCCCCTTTGGAGAACCGTCACTAATTAACGGAAGTGTCACACTGACAAGTTCGGGTGAGTTTACCGCAAACAGTACCGGGAGCGTCGTTTTGAACAAGGCTGTCACAACCCTGCCCGGGTCGAACGTAGTAGTTTCGATGGTGAATTTTATTGCAGATACAGCAGAGATTTCAAGCCAGATAGATTTTCGTGCGGCGATGTTTAATGAAATACTTACGCCTAAAACTTTGTTCAATGTAGAAGCTGAATTTACTGCAAGTTCTACTGCGGCGACGTTGTCCTTCCGCGTGGATGAAGGCGAGTTTCGAGCGGCTGAGACATTCGCGCAGACTGGTCGCGCCCTGCTTCGGTTGCCTTTTAAGTTGAATACTATTCCGCCGCCCAAACTCGTTGAGCCGGGAAATTTAAGTGTCGCCCGGATGCGGCTTGCCCCCGCTGGGTTTCGGTATCTTCAACCTCGGCTGACGGCGACCAAAGACCGACTTAGCATCCGGTCATTGAAGCTCACCGCGTTTGCCGACACAATGGTCTTGGTTAGTCAATGAACATTTTAACTGTCACCGCCTTTATCGTTCGCCACCACGGGATTGCCCGTGGCTGGGGCGGGCGCACCGTGCTGCCGTGGCTGCGCTGGTTTGCCGATGACGGTCGAATGGCCCATGTCACTGACAAGCGGGGGCGGCTCGTGGCCGTGGGCCTTGCCCGCTGCGTGCAGCACGCCCAAGACGCCCGCGACTTTTACTGTCACGACGAAGCTGGCCCGGTTGTCTTCGTGGACCTTGTAGTGTCTTGCGCTAAAGGTGCAATGGCAGCTTTATGGGCAGCCTTAAAAATTCGTTTTGGCGAGCGTGCCCGCATTGTCTGGCAACGCCCGTGGGGCTTGGAACAGTTTCGTTCGTTTGATTTTGTTCGCACGGAAAAACTCATTAAACCTTATTGATACTTTATGGGCGGCGGCTCTACTCCTTCTCCTCCTCCTCCTCCTGACGTGGGCAAAGCTACGCGCGATAGTATTTTTGCGGACATTGAATCGTTGCCTGCAAGGCGTAGAATTGCGATAGCCTCTGCGCTGGGGCAGCGTGGTTCGTATGTACTCGGTGACAAAACTTTTTCTTTTGATTTTACCGGCCAGTCAGACGCAGATTATATGCGGGCGGCAGACGCCACGTCGCGGGAAAGTGCCTTCTTTAACGCGCAAACCGCGATTGACCTTCAAAACCAGTTTGGTTCGCAGTTTATTGCCCAAGGGCGGGAGCAGCTTCGACAAGCCGACCCCATTGGTTTTGCGTTGCGCGAGGCTGTGGGCAAACGAGTTTCTAGTGAATACAACATGGGCGGGGCTACTTCGGATGCTGAACGGCGTCTGGTGTCTCAATCTGTTTTTGCCAATCAAGCCCGCTCTGGCAATGCCTTTGGCGTTGCCGCCGGGGTGGACGAAGTGATGGCTCAGGCGGATTATCGCCGCGCGTTGGAGCAACAACGTCTTTCTAACGCAAGCAACTTCCTCGCGGGCACGGCCCCGCAGGCAGAGTTTGGCCAGCTTCGCAACGCTCAGGCGCAGGCTGCGCCGCTTGCTGTTGGCTCATTTACCGCCCCAATGCTTAACCCTAACGCCGGGGCACAGGGGCAACAGTTTGCGTCGCAAATTTACGGCACGCAAATGCAGGGGTACTCCGCGCAGTTGCAAGCGCAAGCCTCAAGACCTAACCCGTGGATGCAAGGTTTGGGCATTGCTATCGGTGCCGCCACCTCGCTTGCCACGGCGGGCATTGGTTCGTCGGCAATGACCAAGTCGGCAGCGATCCTTAAAGGTGTCTAATCTTATTTTATGCGCAACGACTTACTTGACGGATTTCGAGCAGGAATGCAGGCGTTCGCGCCGCTCAATGAGGCTGTGCTGCAACGCAAGCGTGACGAGTTTAATGCCGTGCAAAGAAGGGGGGAACTGCGCTTGCAGGCCGCACTGGCGGAGGAGGCGCAGGTCAGGCAGCAGAAGTTCACTCAGGAGGAGAACGAGAGGAACCGGACGTTCCAAGCGAACGAAAGTTTAGCTAACCGGAATTTCCAAGCGGGCGAAAGTTTCGCTGACCGCGAGCTGCGCGAGAAGCTGACGAATCTGTCGCTCGACAACCAAGACAAGCGTCTCAGTGCCGAGTTGCAGCAGCGGCGTTTTGAATTTGGGGTTAATGTGGCCGCCAACCAAGAGCAGCGGAACCTAGAACGGGAACGAATAAAAATCCAAGAGGGCGCAGCGCTGCTTGAAAGGCAAAAGTTCGCCGCCAGCCAGAATGAGTTGCAGAAGATGGCGTCCGACATTGCGAGCACTTACGGGCAGTTTAACCGCTTTGCGGCGATGGCCGACGACAAGTTGCTGTCTGACTTTGAGCGCACAGAAGCACGCACCCAAGCCGCCGCACTAGGGGCAGTGTTGTCCATGACAGCGGGGCGTGCTCACATGGAACTCAACGGAGGGGGTGACGGAGTTGAAACCATCCGCAAGTATGGGCAGTTGTTCAAACGCCCAGACCCTATAAAACCCGTTATTATGACCGACGCGATGGGTGCTCAACAAGCCTTTATCGAGTTTATGGACGAAAAAGGCAACCGATTTCTCCAAAGAATGCCGCAAAAAAACCCCGACGGAAGTCCGGTTGTCGGCGGCGGCGGCGGTGGTGCCTTTGCCCTACCCGCGACGCGTTCGGGCAACAAACCGGGCAAAGAAAATAGCAAGGGCCGCCCCAATGTCCCCAATCTCACCGGCGGGCTAAACTCAAACTCTCCGCACAATCAACAGTAACAGCAGCAGCAGTCTATGGACCCAATCACCGGAGTTAGCCCGCTGCTTGCCCGACAATGGGCGCTGATGCGCGAGAAGACTCGCGCAGAAGGCGGCTGGGACCCGTGGACCCCCGAGCAACGCGCCAACGCGGTAGCAAATTTCTCTAACCAATGGCTCGACGCCAACCCGGAAAATCGGGGCGTGAAGGCCGCTGTGGCCGATTTCCGACACCGGATTGCCCAGCAGGAGGAAGCGCGTGCCGCGCGTAATGTTAATGTTCTTACCCCTTTGACTGCCGCAGCTCCGCAAAGCTACGACTTCACCATTCAGCCGCAGCCCTATACGCCCACGGCCAACCCATCCCAGACAAACATGGTGGAATACGCGCCCGCCGCCGTCGCGCCGAGGAATCAGAATAGCTTTTTCGGTGACATCGAGCGGGGCTGGGATGACAAGGGCGAGCGGGTCGCACAGTCCTTGTTGCTTAGTACGGGGCAGTTCTCCAAGGACGACCTCAAGCGCCAGTTCGCGGACGAGTATGTAAAAGAGCAGTTGTCTGACACGTATGAGAAGCCGCCGAGCTTTATTCCTCATTTAGCGGGTGAACTGGCCCGCACCGTCACGGGCACCGCGCTCGCAACGGGCGCAGGCTACGGCCTTGGTGGTCTTTTGTGGGCTGGTTCAGTCGAAGGCACCGCTGCGCGGATGCAGTCGTGGCGGGACAACACTTTCTCGGCAGCAGACAATCTTGAAAATTTTGACAGTGCGTTCGACAAAGCATCCGGCATTGCCACCCGGGCGGGTGTTTTGATGGGTGGCGCGTCAATGGTGCCCGTGCCCCTTGTTGTCGGCTCGCTTGGCAAGGGCACCGCAGTAAAGGGTCTTGTGCAAAGCGTTGCGCCCGGCATGGCAAACGTGGCGACAAAAGCGGCAGAAACCGCCGCTGGGAAAGCCGTGGATGCGGCGGGCAAAAAGTTGTTTGGCTCATCAGCGGCGGCATTGGACCGCTATCTCCTCCAAGACTCCACGCTGACCGGCGCGGCCCGCTTTGCGGCGCAAACAGGGAGGTTGGCGGCGCTGTCGGGGGTGGAAAACGTCGCTGCCGAAAGCGCAAACATTGGGCAGGAACTCCTGTCAGGCAGCGAAAACACGCGGGGCGGTTCGGTAGGCGGGCGGCTCGGCATGGCGGGATTGACCGGGGTTGGTATCTCGGCTGCCCATAGCGCCGGTGGCAAAGTCTTCAAAGCAACCAAAGACGGCACTTTGATTGACGGAAATTTGTTCGCTGACGAGAACTTGGCGGGCGCGGTGAACTTCATCCTGTCTGACAAGTGGAAGACCGCACGCGGCGACCAAGCCGCGACGGCCCGGCTGGCGAAGGCGATGGCGACCCCGGAAGGGGAAGTCGTCTCGGCGGTCGGGGATGCGGCCACCGTGGGCAACCCGGTGTTCGACGCCATCACGCGCAAGAATCCCAGCTTTGAGGCTAAGTTCACGGACGAGCAGCCCGCCAGTTCGCCGGACGCGCTAGGTCACGCCGCCGAGAAGCTGGTGACGTTTTTCCAACGCTACGGGCGAGTGACCAGCGCAGAGCAGGCGGCGACCGTGCTGCACGAGGCGGGACACGTCCATCTGGACACCCTTGCGCCCCGCTTGCAGGACGTTCTGTTCGACAAGTTTCGCGCGGAAATGACGACCGGGGACAGCCCGTTGCTTCGGGGGCTGACCAAGGAGGGCAAGCCAGTCGAACAGGGTTGGGTGGACCCGCAGGTGGTGAAGTTTTGGGAGAAGTCACAGGACGCTTCGCTCACGCCTGCCCAACGGGCGGAGTTCGCCAACAAGGCGTTCCGCGAGTGGTATTCCGAGCGCATGGTTTTTCAAGAGCAGGCGTGGGCCGAACGCCGGGTTGACCGGGCAACGGACACCTCTGTTTTTGGTCGCCTGCTTAACGACATTAGCGCCCGCGCCGAGATGGTTGGCCGGGCGATGGGCCTCTCTGACCCGCTCGGCTTCCGCCGGACATTGGACGAGGGACCCAACGCGGACCCCGTCAACGCCACCCTTCCAATGGTGATGGAGAAGCTCGGAGCAAAAGTTGAACCGCCAGTTTCTAAAAAACCTTTTGCCGAGTCTAACCTTGCTCCGGGCGTGCTTATTGGCACCCCGCCCAAAGACGCTAGTTCAGACGGGCAGACGTTGTTTGGGTCGCCAGAAACCCTACGGGCAGCAATTCTCGGCGAGACGCCGACAACTCCGAAGTCGGTGCTGGACGCCATGCCCGCCGACGACGTGGCCCGCCTGCGCCGGGAAAACCTGCGTCAGAGCTTTGAGGAGCAGGCTGCGCCGCCCGTGGACCCGCGCCTGCCCGCCCGCTACCAGCCGGAGGAAGGGGTCGCGGCCAATGTCCAGACAGCCGAACGCCGCCTACTTGCCCGCGAGCTGCGAGCCAAGCTGGAAGCCGAGCAGCCCAAGCCTGCCGAGGTTGCGCCA